TCAATCGGCGAGCCGCACGCTGTATCTAAACTCGCCGTTGATGGTCGGGGCATCGAACCAAATCGGGATTTACTCGGTAGGCAACGCATTCTTACCGACCTACAAGGGCAAGGATAAAGAGTTTGGTGACGCGGCAAAATTCTGGCTGAAAGATGAATGGTATCCGATCTGCAACATAATCGGCGACATCGCGGACTTCACGTCTGACATGTTCGTTGACTCGGTGAGCATCGACCGAGACGGCGAGGTTTTCGAGTATTCCACGCAGACAAAAAGCGGTTACCCTCAGATTCAGCAAATCCCATCGCATCGCATTTCCAGCGGAGAACTTCCTGACGGCATACAAAAGTCAGGCGAATACGCTGGGTATGACCTCTACGACGGCATCTTTTATTATCCAGGCACATCAATTCCTGTCGCCTATTGTCTTTGTGACATTGACGGGAAGCACAAGCAGTTCATCGAAAAGAAATTTATTCTTCATGTATTTGACCGCTACTGGCCAGAGCAACGCCGAGGGCTTCCGCTTTTCTGGCACTCGCTGAACAACCTCCGCGACATCATGCAGAGCGAAGAGTGGGAGCGCATGAACCTGCTTTCAATGTCATCATTGAACTACACCGTCGAGAACGAAACAGGTGGTCCAGACATGGAAGAGCCGGGTTATGTTGAAGGTGACTGTGGCAACCTTGCAGTGCAATTCCTGCAAGGCGGTCGGATCATGTATGCCAAAGCCGGAGCAGGTGAGAAGATCACCCAGCATCAGAACTTCAGACCCGGCAACCCGTGGCATGAGTTCTACGACATGCAGGCGCGGCAATGTCTGGTCGGTGCGTGTTTACCAGCTACGCTCTGGAAGCCATCAGGGCAAGGCACTGCGCAGCGGGAGGACATCGGCAAGGCGTGCCGATTCGTCGAGGATCGTCAATCGTTGCTGGAAAAGATTGCTAAGTGGAGAGTCAGGAAAGCGATTGCATGGGCGATGGAAAACAACCGCATCCCGCGATCTGCTGAATGGTACAACTGGGGATTCACCCGCCCGCCGAAACTGACCATTGACGACGGACGCAGCCTCAAAGAGAAGATGGCGCTTTACGACAAAGGACTCATCAACGCAACCTCGATCCTCGGCGAGCTGTCGATGGACTTGGATGAAAGCATTGACGAGCGCACCGAAGAGGCCGCAAAAACCATCATCAGCATTCGCGAGAAGAACGTAAAATACGGCGTCGAGATTGACCCTCGCAGCGTGCGGCTTTTGACAGCCAGCGAGCAACCGCAGCCAGACACATCAACCGATGGCGATTGACCTTAAACCAACTGAGGCTATGGCAGCCGAGGCAAAGCTCGGTCTGGAGTGGCGTGCTGAATTTAACCGAGGCGGAACTGCTGTAGGCGTGGCACGCGCTAGAGACATCAGCAACCGCACAAACCTCTCTGAGGATACCATCGGGCGCATGGTCAGTTTTTTTGCCCGGCATGAAGTAGACAAACAGGCAGACGGCTTTAGCCCAGGCGAAGATGGCTACCCATCAGCCGGTCGCATCGCATGGGCATTGTGGGGCGGCGATCCCGGCGCATCTTGGGCAAAATCAAAATACAGACAAATCACTAAAGAACCAGACAGCATGAACACTATTATCGAAATTGAAAATAAAGGCGGCAAGGTCAAGCTCAACGAAGCTGTCACTGGAGACAGCATCAAGCGCATGATTGACGAGATTGGGCGACTTTTCGGCGCGAAAGCTGTTGCCGAAGGCGCAGACTTTGGCGAGATTATGAACTGCGCGGAAAACGCCGTTGACGTTCTAGACATTGAAATCAATTCCCCCGGTGGCAGCGTGTTCGATGGATACACCATCTACCAAGAGATCAAATCTCTGCGCGACCGTGGCGTTGTCGTCAATGCCACCATCACCGGCATGGCTGCATCGATGGCATCTGTCATCTGCATGGCCTGTGACAAAATCTCTATGGTCAAGCATGGCCGCATGATGATCCACGACGCATCCAGCGGAGCAGTCGGTAATGCAGAATCACTTCGTAAGACAGCTGACCTTTTGGAAGCAATCAGTGAGGACATCGCAGACATCTACCACGAAAAAACTGGAATGGATAAGGATAAAATCCGGGCAATGATGAAACTGGAAACGTGGATGAACGCAAAGGAAAGTCTCGCCAACGGCTTCATTAACGAGATCATCGGCGAGCAGGTTGACTTTCGCCAAGAAAGGGCTGAATCTTCGCACATGAGCTTTCTTAATCGCCTCACTAATCCATCTTCCGAAGAGTCCATCGAGCGCATCGCCGCACTTGAAGCAGACATCAGCGCACAAGCTACTGAGTTTCAAGCCAAGCTCGACGCTGCCGAACTCGCTCTGCAAGAAGCTGCCGAGATCACCGCAGAGAACATCGAGCTGCGCATCAAGGCCGAGCTAGTGCCATCTTTGGAAGCGAAGATCGCGGAAATGGAAGAAATCGCAATCATCACCGCCGAGAAGATCGACACAGCCGCCGCGCAAAAGCTGGCAAGCATGGGTCACGGCGAGCCGCTTGATCTTGGCAGTGCATCAATCACAGACACAAAGCCCAAAACTATCATCGAAACCTTAAACGAACTCAAAGGCGCTGAGGCTGCTGCTTTCTACGTTGCGAACCGCGCAGAAATCGAAGCCGATAAAAACCGCTACTCAGTCTAAATAATTTCAACTCTCAAATACTAAACCAATATGGCTACCATCGCACTTAACGACAAAATCTTTACCCAGATCGCCCTTCAAGCGTTCGTGGCAAAGCTCGCCCCCCTCAACGCATTCACTCGTGACTTCAGCGGAGACGCTCGTCGCAAAGGTGACGCGATTGTCGTGCCGCTCATCAGCGGCATTACTGCAACCACCTTCAACAACTCTTACGAAGTTGGCGGCGGTGCAATCACCTTCGCTACTGTCAGCATTGACAAGCACCGGATCTCCAGCATCGACCTTACTGACGTGCAAGTCGCTAACAGTTCGGCTGCCGTTATGGACAATCTTGCTATCCAAGCCGGTGAGTCACTTGCTCGCATCGTTCTTACCGACATCTGGTCTGCAATCACGGTCGCTAACTTCGGTGCTGCGATCCTCACGACCGCCGGCGCGAATTACACCATCGCTCAGATGGGCGCACTTCGCAAAGCACTTGCCCAGCGCAACGTGCCGACCGACCGTCTGTCACTCATAGCAGACAGCGAGATCTACACCGGACTGCTTACCTCGGACGGAGTTGCTCAAGCACTCAACTACGGCGGTGCTGAAGCAGTGCGCGACGGTCAGATCCCACGCCTGCTCGGCATGTCAATCTACGAGTCCAACATAATCCCTGCCAATGCTCTTACCAAGCTCGGCGGATTTGTTGCACATCCTGACTCTATCGCCTTGGCGATGCGCTACCTTGAGCCACAAGCCGCTGGCGAGTATCTCGCCGCCGAGCAAGTGACCGCAAGCAACGGCATCACGATGGGCTACCGCAGGCACTATAACACCTCGACAGGTAAGCACTTCGCTAACTTCGAGTGCTTGTTCGGCTTCACACCTGCACTGACCCTCGGCCTCGCCATCGTCACCATCCCTGCATAATCTCCCTCGGTTGTGTCTTAGCCGTCAGTCTCGAAAGGGGCTGGCGGTTTTTCTTTACAGGCGACAGCTTACAGGTAGATTTGCAAAAAAATATGAAAAAAAGACTGAGCTTGTGCGTCATAACCGGCAACGCCGAGAACTACATCAACCGCTTCCTCGATCATTTTGAGAAGATCGCCGACGAGATCATCGTGGTGCGAGCATGCGGCAATCAGGAGCCAGATAAAACGCTGGACATCGCATGGGATCGCGGCTGCGTCATTGGCGAATATTACAACACCCAAAACTGGCCGCACGTCGATGACTTCGCGGCAGCTCGCAACGCTGCCCTCGATCTCGCCACCGGCGACTGGCTGATGTGGGCGGACACTGACGACATCATCACGCCGGAGGACTGCGCAACGATCCGAGCGATGCTGCCGCAGCTCGGTGACGACATCCAAGGCGTTCTCATGCCCTACGCCGTCCCAGACGATGGCATCACATTGCACCGAGAACGCCTCTGGAGGCGAGGGGCAGCGCGGTGGCACAATCCCATCCATGAGTCGCTCAAGTTCGCTCCTGCCGCTCCTATGGCTCGTTTCGACAAGGTGCAGATACTACACCTACCGCACGGCAAGCGCAAGTCATCCAGCGACGAGCGCAACCTGCGGATTCTGCGGTCGATCCCGGAAGACAAGATCACAAGCAGCCAGCTATTCTACACGATGCAGAGCGAACGTGCGCTCGGTCAGATCGAGGAAGCCACGGCAACTGCGGCCAAGCTCTGCATGGCACCCGACGCAGGGCAACCGGAACGCTACGAGGCGTTCCTCGTGATGGGACAGATGGTGCCGGAGGCGGCGACACGCTCGCAGCTCTACCTGCAAGCCATCGCCGTTTCACCTGACCGCCGCGAAGCCTACGCCGAGCTGGCAATGGAGTCACTTAAAGCCAACCAGTTCCCGCTCGCACTCGGCTGGTCGGAAGTGATGAACTGCCTACCGACACCCGCCGCGTGGTGGTGGAACAGCCGAAAGAAATTCTATGGCTGGCAAGGAGTACAAGTGCGCGGCATGTGCCTGCGAGCAAATGACCGCTACGAGGAGGCGAACGCCATCGAGGCGAACCACTTCGCACGGCACGGTGCGAAGATCAGCCTGCTGCACGCAACCCGCGGCAGACCGGCGATGGCATACAAAGCGCGAGCGACATGGCTAGACCGAGCAGCAGACCCAGATGCAATAGAACACATCTTTGCGCTTGATCCAGACGATGAGACAATCGGGCCATTCGTCACCTGCCGCCATGTATTCAATCTAGGCGCAGGCTGTGTTGCCGCGTGGAACGAAGCTGCGAAGTTTTCCAAGGGAGAGATCCTCATCCAACTTTCTGATGACTGGGATCCACCGATGCACTGGGATAAACTCATTTTAGATGCGATAGGCGACACGACCAAGCAGGCTGTCCTAGCAGTCAGCGACGGACACCGCACCGACAACCTACTTTGCATGGCGATCCTCAACCGCGCCCGCTACGAGAACCAAGGATATCTGTTCCACCCTGAGTTTTTCAGCATGTTCTCGGACAACCACTTTACCGACCGCGCATACGCCGACGGCGTGGTGATCGACGCTAAGGACATCGTGATCGAACATTTGCACCCGGCGTTCGGGAAAGCCGAGGTCGATGAGACGTACGCCCGTAGCAACGACCCAGCAAACTACGAGGCAGGGCTGGCAACCTACGAGCGACTAAAGCTATGAGCAAGACCCACAAAGGCGACTGGCACAGGCTGGGCGACGCGCCGGCATACCGAGACAACTACGACGCAATTTTTAGAAAGAACAAAAGCAATGATCCTATCAATACTGACACCGACGATACCGGGACGCGAGAAGCAGCTACACGCACTACAAACCCGCATCGCGGCTCAGAGTTCCGTGCTGAAGAGTTCGGGGCAGGTCGAGCATCTTTGCCTGAGTGACAACCGCACCCGCAGCATCGGAGCAAAACGGCAGGCACTGCTAGACATCGCGCGAGGGCAATACATTGCTTTTGTGGACGATGATGACGACATCGCCGACTCCTACGTCGAGGAGATAGTCACCGCAGCAGCCAGCGGCGCCGATGTTATCACGTTCCTGCAAGGCGCGACTTACAATGGTCAGGAAAGCGTGGTGAATTTTCAACTGGGACAAGGCGACTATGCTTACGAGCCAGACGGCATTACCAAGCGAGACGCATGGCACGTCAACGCATGGCGCAGATCCCGCGTTGCACATTGCCAGTTCGGTGAGTCGAACTACGGCGAGGATCTAATCTGGTGCCAGCAAGCCCGCCGGATGGCTGAGACGACCGTCCACATCCCGAAGATCCTGCATTACTACCGCCACGACGCAGCGACCACCGCCGCGCCTGAGCCGGTTCGCTAGAGTTTTGACTTTCGCCACGCATTGCGTAACGCTCGGACATGTCCATCCTGAGCGATTTCATTGATACCGTCGCACCTATCGCCAGAACCGTGATCGGCGATGAGACGCTATCCATTGCCGGCGGCACAGCCATGAGCGGGACTTATTCCGAAGCCCGACATTCGCGGGATTATGAGGAAGGCGGTTTTGAGCGAGATGCGATGCTTGATTTTGTCGTTCAAACAGCCACGTTTTCGGCAGCCTACACCGCCGCGGTCACCAGCTACCTCGGCAAAGCAGCCGCAGGCCGTGGCGATACCTGGCGAGTTGCATCCATCAGCAAAGGCGCGTTTTTTGTCACAATCGGTCTAGTATCAACGAATAAATCGGCATGATAAGCACAGACATAGACACCAAGGGTCTAGAGCGACAAATTATGTCGATGGCTAAGGATTTCGGTGAGTCGAATGAAGCAGCAATTTGTCGATGGGGTGTAGCTACCTGCCGCAGTCTAGTCAAAGACACTCAGGCATGGGGAGATGGCACGGAAGCTAAAAAAAAGCAGGAAGAGTCTATAAAAAAAGATGCGAACAGGGCGATTTACAGCGTTTCCAAGGGGACATACGTCAACGGGGTGGCAAGTGGAAAACTTTCAGGCTTAGTCATTAACGGCCAGCTTGTGACATTTACCCCGGATCGCATCTTAAAAACGCCAGAGGAAATCAACGCGTTTAT